GATGTTGCGCGGATCGTTTACAACTTGAAGCCCTGAGACGGTCTGAAGTTTGGCGACTAGGTCGTCGTAGCCCTCATTGAATAGGTCGGTGTAGGTGGGAACTGGCACTAGGCCACCTGCGGACGATCAATGCCTAACAACTGGCGGATCATTCCATTAAGGCCCATGACGGGAGCCGTTCCCATTGATTGGAAGGATGCGAAGGAATCCATGGATCCGCGCTGACGGTACAAAGCTCCTCCGTACATAATTGTTCCAAGTTTTACATCCTGCGAAGGGACGGTCGTCAATGAATCGACATAGCCGGCTTCCATTCTTCGGCGCCAACAGAATTGATTTGTGCTGGCCGCGCAAATGGTGAGGAATGCGGCGTCGGCTGCTGTAGCGGTTCCGATCCCTAACCAGTCCTCAATGTCCGTGGCCGTAATCCATGTGCAAGTCGGGGTCGCTGTCAGGGTTCCAGATGCGGCTTGACGGGCTACGTCTGCTGCGGTACGGGCATAAAGAACTTGGTTCGGAATGGTAATAAGGGGATTGAACTCTAAGTCGCCTTCGTCGTCAATGCCAATGTATTCGTAAGACGGAAGCGATCGTATGGTGTATGTGCCATTGAACGTCGCGTCTACTGCTGCAACGGTGATCGACTGGCCGACCTCCAACTCCGCAGGGGTGAGAAGTTGAAGGACGGCGTAGTTCGACGTGAGTTGCTTACTGATGACCTGATAAGTGGCCATAATTTTGGCCTACCTTTCAGATTATGCGCGGACGGCTTTGACGAACTTGGTTGGGTCGATCATCAAAGTTGCAAGATAGCCCCTGAAGGCGATCGTGCGTGACAAAGTAGAAGGAACGTCAATACTGATTGCGCCCTTCTGCTGCTCGAAGATTTCGTAACCAGATGCATCGCCAACGATCAAAGTGTTCGCTGCGAAGTTGCGATCAACAACAACTTGCAAGCCAAATGCAATTCCGTTTGGCTGTCCTGGCATCAAGTTTCCGTAAGCGTTCATTGGGCCTACTGCTGGGAATAATGGTCGATCGGCCGTATCCGAAAGGCCCATGAGGGTTCCCCAGAAGTCTGGCGATACAAACATGTGTGTAGGCAAGTTGCCGTTAGATCCGGAAAGGATCGTTGTTGCTGCTGCTGATACCCACGACTGCCAGTATGAAGGATCGGTTTCTGATGCTGCTGAGAATGCTGAAGTGACAGATGCTCCTGCTACCAAGTTGTCTGCGGCGACGTTGTCGGTGGCGTTTGCATAAATGCGACCCATGTCGTCAAGGACAAGCGAGATGACTTCTGGCGTACTCCAATCGATTGATTGTTCGGAGAGGGTGACATATCCACCGTAAGTACCTTTTGTGACTTGGTTGTCTGTAACAACGAAAGTGCCTTGGGTGAGTGCGGTGTTCTCGGTTGACTGTACGCCCATCGAAGTGTGTGTTGTTACTTCTGGGCGGATGAATACTTTGCCGCCTTGTGGCATTGCCTTTGCACCGACTGCGTCAATTACAGGGCGACGTCCAATAAAGTTGTTGTACGTAGGTTGCACAATAGGCAATGGAAGAACACCGGGAATGTCGGTGGTGAGCACGTTTGGTGCTGCGGCTTCAATGCCTGCGCGCATTTCTGCAAACTTCTCTGGGTTGGTTACATAGGCCGAGATGTATTCTGCGGCTGATGGCATTTTGAACTCACGCTTTGCACTTGCAAAGATTGTTTGAGTTGCGGCAGATGCCTCGATGACGGCTGGGGCTTCGACTATTTCGTTCATTGTTTCGTTCTCCTGTTGAGGTGCTTCTTCTTCAATAGTACTTATTTCTTCTTCTTCGTGTGGGATACTCGCGGCGACTTCCAAGATTGGAGCGTCGAATGCGCCTTGGGCTACGACTGAAAGTTCGTCCCAACGTGCGGCCGTGACAACCATGACGCCTTCTTTGTCGTATTTGAACTTTAGGGGTGTCACTCCTACGGACACTTCTCGGAGGGCGCCATCGCTGGCAAGCACCAAAGCTTCTGAGCCGAGAACGGTTTCGCTAATCCGTGCGGAGAAAAGCATTCCTTCTTCGGTTTCTACGCGCTCGGTGACGGTGCCAATTACTTTGCTGGAATCGTGAAACATCTGGAGGACGGGTGCGCGGCCGTCGACTGGAAGGGAGCCAGGGGCAAAAGCCACCATGGATCCGTCCGAGACTTTGGCTGGGGTGTTGTATCTGACGGCAATTCCCGAGATCGTGCGGCGTGGCGTATCGCCTGCGGCCGCGTCAATGGTGAATGCTTCTGATCCGAATCTAATCATGGCGTGATCCTAATTTTGTGGGACGGGTGTTTGTGGGATATCTGAATCTTCTGGCATGCTCGGCATGTCTCCGCCAAGGTAAGCCTCGGAGAGATAATCCGACGTGTCGAACCGGACAAACGTTCCACGTGGAAGAACATTGTCGGATGACAACGTGGAAGCAATGCATTGTGCAATCGGTGAGCAAGCGTACGTCCAGTTATCAATGCGAGATTGCTGGCTGGATTGGTAAGAGTATGCGCCGATGGATACCGACAGAAGGAAAGATGGGACGCCAAGAATGCGGCCAATGTCTCGGGCCGAATAGTCGGCGGACTCAATCATCATTTGTTTATCTGGGCTGGCATCAGTCGCGACATATTCGATGAACTCATTTAGAGCGGCCGTGTTGTTTCCAGACGTGCGAGCAATGTTGAATTGCTGAGCAAGGTCGTTGAGTTCGGCCGAACTGAGCGGCTCCCCTCCCGTTTGTTTTAGGTAACCCGAAGGCAGGACTGATTGCGCCGCGCGTAGCCTTGATTCTTCTACACGAAGCGCCGTCTCTACTGCGCGTGTGCCGGCTGAGTTGAATGATTGCATTGGTGAGATGAATTGGATCACGTCACGCGGATCTAGTTGAACGCCGTTGAATACAATTTGTTTAGATGGGCCGAACCAAATTGGGCCGGCTTGATCAAGTGTTTGCACCATGGCGGCAGGAAGTCGAGTGAAGTTATTTGGGTAGCCGTCGGCGGTGCGATCGTTGGGGTCTACATACCAGAAGGCCCGCCCTTCGAAGATGAGGTCGTCCGCCGTCCAACTTAGGATGAAGTCATTTGGGACGCCTTTGTCAATTCGTGACAACCATGAGCGCGGAGCGAGTGGAACTTCTTCCATGTCGTCGCCGTTCCACATTTCGCGATACATCTCAAGTTTAAGTTGGGAGATTGTGGTGCAAATAAGATCGCGGCTTCTTGCGACAACTGGGAGAGTCATGGCACGGGCTCTGCGAGTCCCGTCCGTGTACGACGCGAAGAAGCCGATGTTGTAAGACGATGCTCCGACGGCTGCCTTGATTGACGAGTCGGTCGTCGTTTCTAGTGGTTGCGATTTACTGAAGAACGCCATACCTAGAGCATGACACACTTGGCGGGTTTATGGTGGCAACCGCTCGGAGGCGTTTCCGATCCCGACGAAAGGTAGGGCTCACGAGCGGTGCCGACTGGATGTTAGTTGCCTGCGATGACGAGTGAAGGCTTTTGGGTGACTCGATTTTGTGAGGCCAATGTTGCCGACCAAATGAGCGTTCGGCATAACTCGATCGGGCCGGGTGACTTCTGGGATGAGACGGCAATGGAGCCTTGGGTTCGGACTAGGACGGCGCGTTGCACGTGCTCGGAGAGCATGGCTTCTCCCGTGTGGACGAGCCGCATTTCGTGGATCATGTTTTTGACGACTGGCGTGTACTTTAAGATTTCTCCGTAACCAACGACTATTCGACGGCGATCAAATGTTGCGGATTGCACTAGCACGTCAATTGTCGGAGAGAAGGCAAACTTGACGGATGGGTCTTTGGCAATTTCGGCCAGATGCTCCAGTAACTCCTTTTGGGTTTCGGCTGTAAACGCCACGGAGTTAACGACGCGGCCATCGGGTAGGGAGACGGATCGGGTGGCAAAGTATCGGGTGTCATCCATAGAAGCTTCTACGGCGACGACTCCGCCGGCAGGGACTTCTCCTTCGTACAGCAACTCAGGCCATAGGCCATGGGGAATCCATGAGTTAGCGGAAGCAACCCACATATTTAAAGCACCGCGTAAAAATAAAGCACGGTCTGGGCCTTCGGATTCTTGGCGCAAAGTGTCAATCGTGAGGAAGTGTCCAATCGCTGGGTTGCCCCAATACCACGACGCTTCATGCAGCGGATCCAACGATGGCTCGGGCGACCATTCGGCAAAGTAGAACGACGAAGGCTTTTTGAGGTCAATGAGGCGAAGCGCGTTTTCGCGGTGACGGATGAAGAGCGTGGACGCTTCCGTGCCGGCCGTGGAAAACATCGCGGTTAGGGGTGAGCGCCTAGCGCGTTGAGCCGGCAAGAGTCCTGCTTCTACTTCGTCGGAGACGTCAAACAATTCGTCAATAATTGCTAGGTCGATTGTCATTCCGTGGCCGACTGATGGCCGTGCTGCTTTGACATACCATTTTGAGCCGTCTGGCATTGTTGCTTGGTAGCGGCCGTAGGACATGATGACCTTGGCGCCGCAGCGTTTTTCTAGGATCGGGGCGATCTCTTCAAAGAGCATGCAGGCAAGATCGAGACGATGCGAGAGTGAGACGACTGTTTGCCGCTGGCCACGGATCTTTGGCATCTCAATCAACCAGAAGAGAATGAGCGCTTGGATGACTGTTGTCTTTCCGTTTTGACGGGCCACCGACACAAGGCTTGATCGATGCACGAGATCCTGATCCGCATTGAACGTGAGCATTTGATCCAATACGTGCATCTGCCAAGGCAGCATTGTTAAGCCGAGAAGCTCTTGGGCTATGTCCCCCACAATCGCCGCCCACGATCCGACCCCGTCTTGGCTGATCGTTTCCAGTCTCGGCCGGTCGTGCCTGATCGCCGCTGGTTCCGGCTGGTTCTGGCCATTCTTGGTAAAGAATTGGATGGGGCTCGGGGGCGTTTCACTTCTATACAAAAAACCGTTTTGAGTAACATTGCGTTTTTGTATTCGGATTGCGTCGTTTTTATTTTTGTATGTTGCTCCACGGGATGAGTTGCATGGTTTACAAGCCGGCACAAGTCCATCGGCTATTGATCCACCGGCATCGTGCTCAACTAGGTGATCGGCTTCGGTGGCTTTATTCTTTTGGCACCAATGGCACAATGGTTCATCGCGGAGGAGATTGTGTCTTGCGTCTTTGTATGCCTTGGTGTCGTACTCGGAGCGTTTGCGTGTCATGCTCCCGCGCCTTCGGCTTGGGCTGACGCGGCGCAAGCGCCTTGTCCTCGATGTGCTGCGTGGTGTTTCATGTCGGGCTCTTCTCGGTTGAGTTGGGTTTGTTATCGGTATGTCATGCCGGCACGTTCAAGCCTAATGCGGTAATGCTCACCCACGGGATGCACTCACTCCGTACCCTTGCACTACCTAGCCGATTATGTTGACGGCTCGCTTCGTCGCTTCGCCTAACGCATTTCGTGTTGCATGTTTCAGGACGCGACGATCTACCCACGCTTTCCGTGTGTTACCCGATCACCTTGCGACGGTGTAGGTCGTGAGACTTATGAAGTTGTAACTGCTACTTGACTAAGATATTTGGCGATCCAGTCGAGATCCGCTGGACGCCACACCCATACGAAGGCGCCTTGTTGAAGCGTTGTAATCCATCGTGATTGAAGCGGTGAGATCTTGCCTTTATCGCTTTTAAGTTCTGCGAATATAACACGCCCTTTTGGATGTGCAAGCACTAAGTCTGGGAAGCCGTGATCGCCTAGTTCGTGTGTGGCCCAGACGCCACGTTTGTTCATAGCCGGCATCGGATGATGCACTAACCATCCGTGCATCTTTGCCAGATTGATCACGATCTTTTGGAAGTCTGACTCGGTCATGCTTTGACCTGACGCAAAGCTTCTAACAGTACGTCGCGTTCCAATGTGAGGAATGTGACTTGGGCTTTAAGTTCGTCCACGCTAATCAGTAGATCCTGCATCTGATAATGCTGATCCCTGAGCCTTGAGGCGTACGGGTTGGAAGCGTCAAACTCGATCATTTGAGAAGGTCAATAATTGTTGAAGCCTGAGCAGCGGAAAGCGTTTCAACAACGACATCTTCCACTCCTAATGTGCCGTGAATAAACTCCAAGAGTTCTAGGTCGTTAAGTTCTTTGCCACGTGCAAGAGCCTTTAAGAAGCCAACTTGCTTAGGCGATATAAACTTTGCAGATTGAGCGCTTTGGGAATATGTCTCGGTGCTGTTGCCTTTTGTTGCTTTAGACATCTCTTCGCGTGACGGCCGTTTGCCATGTGTCGCGTAGCCGGCATTTGCCAGCGCGCGGCCGATGCTGGACGTTTCCGCGTTCTCAATGTGCGCGGTCTTATTGACTGGCGAAGAGCCACGGATCTCTTCTGCGTAGCCTGTCGCCTTCGGCCATTGGTCGATGAACTCAAAGAACACTTCGGCGCGAAAGATCACTTGATCGCCGTCTTGCGCGACGAGCGATGTGGCGATGCGGCCGTTCGGGTGATCTGCCCAGAATCGGATGAGCCTGTCTTCTACTGTTTCGTAATTGCTGAGATCGAACGCCATGTCGGGAATCCTTTAGTCGGTATTAGTGAGCGAATTGTACACGTTGAACGCGGCGCGAAGTTGATCCTCCGTGTGGAACGTGCGCGTTTCTAAGAACACTTCTACGGCCTTAGCAAGATCGTCAATGGCAGCCTTTTTGACGCTTGAGCGTGTTACTGCTGGGAAGTCAAGCCTCAGCGCTGCACCATAATCGTCGCGAAATGAGTAGTGCATGTAGATCTGGGATCCGCCGCGTTCGCGCTTCAATGCAAACACCCATCCGTCCTTATGAAGTGCTGACAGGGCGCCCGAGATCTGTCCGTGATGAAGATCGAGTCGGCCGGCTAACTCCTTCCATGTGTAGCCGACTGGATTCTTTTGTAGCGCTTCTAAGATTTGCTTTTGGCGTGATGCGGTAACGCCTGATTCATCTTCGGCTATTGCTCGCGCCTTTGATGTTTCTGAGCCGGCAACGTGGCCTGAGTGTCCGTTGTATGGGAGCGATGGGTGGAATAGGTCGGTCATGAGTGGGCCTCCAATGCTTGGATTGCTTTGTCAAGTGTGGTGATGTCGTAGAGCGGCATTGGGTCTTCCAATGTCATTCCGTTACGAATTGCGCGTAGACGCCTGATGAGATCGGCGTGTGGGTTCGGTGTAATGATTTCGTCAATGAATGCAAATAGTTGTTTTCGCATTTCTTCGCTGATGCCGCTTTCGGGATAGGGCGCTTCGTTCACTTTGCAGTCCTCCAAGGATTCCAGCCTGAGTTTAGGTATATGGCATGGGTGGCACG